CATGAACAATTTCTGGTTGCGAAACTGACCCAAGTGGACCATTTCGTGTGCAATTGTGATCAATATTTCCTTGATTGATAATTTACCATCAACGTCCATATCAAAACAAGTTGGACGCGAAACATTGTCATCATCAGATACTGAACACATACCACTATCTTCCATTGAGCGGAAACTCAGTGTCAGATAGGTATTATTAATCTTACGCTCAGTTACGACTTCCTGCATGAAGAATTCTACTGCGCGACGGACAAGAGCACGATCTGTACCCTTGATATAACTATTGAAATTAATTTTTATCATGAAGCTAGTATAACACAATTTGATAACCCCTGCAAATGTAGGGTTATTATTGTTGTAAAAAAACAACGGTTAGGTGTCATTAGAAACCAGTACCTCAACGACTTGAGTATTGTACATGCATCCATAGAGTTCCGCGCACGCCTTGACAGTGAATACCATAGTAGTACCACTGAAGTGGATTAGGTAGCGGATATTGCTTTTTGAATTCATAAATCAAGTATACCACAAAAAAATACCCCATGCAAGTGTAGGGGTATTTTGTGGTTTTAAAACAACTTAATACTAAAATATTACATATCTGCGATGAACTCAGACCCCATAGGGAATATTTTAGCAATTACCCCTGCAACCGCCTTGGCTACCTCCATATGTTCCTTCTGAGTCCCGTTACCGGACCTCAGAGCGATAAAATGGCAGATTGTATAAATACATATAGGAGAAACTATGATATATCTTTACATAAAAACACATAATATCACTGGGTTGAAATACTTAGGTAAAACCATTCAAGACCCATACACTTATAACGGGTCTGGGGTACGATGGGTAAAACACCTTAAAAAACACGGTAACGATGTCACCACAGAAATCATAGGGCAGTTTGCCACTATAGAGGAATTAACAGAAATATCAATTCCTCTATCCCAAAAACTTAACATCGTTGAGTCTAAACAATGGGCTAATCTTCGGCCAGAATCGGGCGATGGTGGAGACACTTCACAATATATAGATTATTCTAAATTAAATCGTGGTAAAGGTCAATCCTACGAGCAACGATATGGTATCGATAAAGCCAATGAACTAAAACAACTCCGTTCTAAAAAATTATCTGAAACAAGAAAGGGTAAAACCTATGAAGAAATATATGGTGAAGAAGGGGGTAAGAAAATGCGAGAACTTCGTTCAATACAACAATCTAAACTCAGCAAAGGTAGGACCCTTTCAGATTCAGCTAAAAATAAACTTCGCCAAAGCGCTATTGGACGAATTCAATTAAGGTGCTCTTGTATATTATGTGGGTTAGAAATTTCAATAAACAACATCACAAACCACTACAGACAACGTCATCCATAATAGGAAAGATCTTAGCAATAACTTTAGCTATTTCTCTGGCAATTTCCATATGTTCTTTTTGAGTCCCGTTGCTCTTTCTCAATTCGCAATAATGCACCCAAGACCTGATACTACCCTGTACATACATTCTAGACACTGTGTTACCCTCGGGGAGGATCGCTCTAGCCTGTTCCTTAGCAATACCACGCTCAATTGCCTGTTTGTAAGTACTTTGTACTAGTTCGATAATGCGTTGCTGTTCTGCCGTCCACCATACGGTAAGGGCAAAGTCATCGGTCTCAATACTGTTCTGACGGTTCTTGGTGTCCTGTAAACGCGCCTCGCGGATAACAAAGTCTAAGTCTTTGGTCGGGTCTGCGTATCGCTGACTGAACTCTTGAAACGTGAAAGATCTATGTCGTAGGATTTGTCGGGCAATGTCACGTGTAGTGGTGATTTCCAAAGTGGCACTAGCCATTTCCAAGGGGCTCCAGTGCTGGTGCTTGACCAAGTACCTAATAAGTCGATCAGAAGTTTCGAGGTCGAACTGCCCTGAGGGGTTTGATACTTTTGCACAGAATGCAATGAGGTCTTGTACATCTTCTACTCCTTTAACCGCAAACTCTTCTGTGGGTTGCGTATATGCTACTAATTTTACTTCCATATTATATACTTATTCTAAAAAATTATTTAAATCTACGGTTTCATATACCATAGGTTTCCATTTGATATTCACTGTAACTGGAACTCGTTTATTGCCAGCGAATATAGAGGGTTCATCCCATTTTATCTTTACATTTTGCCAAAACCTCTCTTGCCAATCTAAGAACACTGCGGTGTATTTATCTGGACTCATATCAACATAATCACTCGAATCATTGATTGAAGATATAATTTTTGTTCTACGCACTGAATAACCTGCTCTGAATAACTGTAGGTAAAAATCAATATCCTCGAATATAGTTATTCGGTTATATACGCACCCACTCTTTTTAACCTTGGCAAGATCGTGAATACAAAATTTGTTTAGGTTACTATTCGTTTCATTTTTACCATTGATAAACGCCCGAGAATGATCACTGATAATTGTCAGGGCATCGTCGTCAACGAATCGTTGAATTGCATCAACGTAGAAACTTTTGTATGATTCTTCATCAGCAAGTTCCTTTGCCGCTTTATGTGTACCATCCTCATTACGAATCACCTTATACAATAATGCGTCATCATCAACCAGTACCATATGTTCATTGTTGGTCTTGATAGCATGATCAATACATGCTTGGCGCTTGTTTGCAATGCCCCCTTTAAATAATAATTGTTGATCAAGAGGGATACTGTCAACGATGTTGTCCGTGAACATAATAACACTTTTCTTAATTGAATCAGGTAGGTTATCGTATGTTTTGGTTACAGTACCTCTTGTCGGAATATAAATTGGTATCATTTAATTACTCTTGTTACCCAATTTTCAGCACAATCCTCAGCGTAATCTAATGATTGTCCCTCGTTAATGAGGTGCTCTCTAGCGATATGCCCCTCCTCAAACATTCTAACCATATATCCGGTCATACCGTAGGTTAGAACTTGAGCACTCCTGCGCAAACCCTTACATGGATCTGAAAAATATTCACTTATTGGTCTTGTCATTATACTCTTATTCCTGAAAAGTCTTTATTGTTACTACGGTTATTCATACCGAATGTGTTTAATGGTTTATCGGTTGGCATTGCTCCTGCTGGTGCTGTGTCCTGGATTAAACTCTGAGCAGATTGCTCAACATCATACAGTTTCATCTTAGCGCGATCAACACCGATAATAAACCGCTTGTTGCGTGTTGGGTCATTATATCTATTCTTCAATTGCTTTACCATCAACTGACCCAACTTCTCTAGTTCCTCAGTACTTATTAACGCAAACATCAGGTCAGCAGTGGCAGGCAAACCGAACGACTCGCTCGTGTCCTCAAGACCAACGTCAGAATTCGAGAATCCAGATCTTGTAGTTTGGGTAGCAGAAACGATAGGCACATTAAACTCTACGGCAAGACCACGGAGTTCTTCAGCAATTGCTTTAATGTATGTGTATGAGTTAACACTACCACCAAGACCCTTCATACGGGAGGAAGCGCAAATGTTTAGGTAATCGATGAATATGATATCTGGTACAAATTTCTTCTTTAGACGCAGATCATTCAACAGTGCGCGAAAGTGTCCCGCATGAGCAGAACCAGTAGGATACTCTTTAACGATGAACTTACCATTGGTCTTAGCGGCGATCTTATCAACTTTGGTTTGGAACATATCCTTCGACAAATTCTCAAGTTGATCAATTGGCATGTTCATTAGGTTTGCATCAACACGCTCTGCGATACGCTCTTCTGCCATCTCCATAGTGATGTATAGTACATTCTTACCTTGAGTGAGCATGTTTGCTCCTACAGAACACATGAACAAAGATTTCCCGACTCCAGTCCCGGCCAAACATATGTTCAGGGTCTTCTTAGGTAAACCACCCTTTGTGATATCGTCAAATAGTTCCAGACCAAATGGAATACGCTCCTCTACACGATGATAGAAGTCGTAACGCTCTTGAAAGTTCTCAATGTAGTCGTGACCAATATTAGGATCAAACGATATCGCAAGTGCATCTTTCAAGATATCAGGAATTGCATTAGGAGTTAATTCTTTGTTCTTACCATCAATAATATTAAAACTATCCAGTACCGCAAGGTAGATAGCACGATCACGACACCACTTCTCAGTCGTGTCATACAACCACTTGTCGTTGGGTGTTTCGTATCCACCACAGACATCTTCAATGACATTCAATACCTCCATATCAACTTTATCAGCATTCTGAACTTCAATGTTCAGCGCCTCTTTAGTAGGAACAGCGTTATACCGTTCCAAATGATCTACAATGAGATTGAAAACATGTTTGTTCGCACCGTCAAAGTAGATATCCTTCAGGAAGGGTGATACCCTCCTGACATAGTTTTCATCATGAATCAGGTTCTTAAGAACCGTTGTTTGCATCTGCTCTATCATTATTACCTAATTTGAATCTATCGTTTTCTAAAGAGTCTGTCAAGATATGGGAGAGAATATCTCCCACATAATTATTAAATTCTGCACTTGCGACTAATTCATCAGTGTCGTGCTCGCATGAGTCTAACACTGCGTAGTTGAACTGGAGGGTTGCAGAATCATGTTCGAGAGACTCCTTCAACCCAATCTTACCATATGAATATTGCACACCTTCATATTGTCCGGTTTTAATATGGATAGCCCAACTTTCAGACATTGGGTTTTCCATAAAGGTGTAGTCATCACTCGTTATCATCAACATATTCCTCTTCTTCACCTGATGCAAGTTCTGCCTCAGTAGATTCCATCATAGAGCGATGACCAATAGTAAACATCTCAGATACTTCTTTGTGGAACTCTTTACTTGCCATCATATCTGCCCAGAACTCTTTCTTCTGTGTATCTTTCTCACGAACCTTACCACCAATCAACTCGCCCGTGGACTTATCAACCAACTGATACCATCCATTAGAGGGTTTGATAACATAACCAGTCTGAAGCGCAATATCTAGTAGACCACTGTACTTCTGGATACCACCGTCGTATGAAACAGATACTGGGATCTTAGATTTCTCACGCACATATCGAGACTTCTCAATGTTGATGATAAAGTGATAACCCTGAATCTCTGTACCAACTTTATCTTGCTGACGACCGATGATCCAGATGTTGTCTGCTGAATAATAAATTCCTGT